CTATATACTCAATATTGCACAATGGAAACTTAGCATCAAAGCTATCATCTATTATATTTTGTATTGGCACTTGTAGGATGTTGTAAATTGTTGGTAGCAACTTTACTGCATCCGTTATTATTTGATATATTTGGCTTAGTGTTTGCATTGAATTTTTTTAGCTTGATTAAAATATCTTTTTCTTTTTTTATCTCCATCCACAATCCTTTTTATCATCTTTTAAATAGATAGAAGGTGAATAGGTATTAGTAGTTGCATTCACATCTGTGCTTTCGGTTGTGTATTCAGGAAATAGTGTCTTATTATTTTGCAAATAATTTACTAATCTTTGCAAATAACTATCCATTTTGTTTTTATGCCTATCACTTATTTTTTCCAATTCATCATAGCTAGTTGAGTCTGCAAAATCATCTCTTTTTTTAGTAACTCCTTTAGTATAGTTTTGGTAAGTGCTATCTATTACATAATCTGCCATTACACCGTAAATTAAAATATCTAAAATATAATCATTCACTAAATTTAAATAGATACCACTCAATGTACTTGCTTTTTTATCGGCTTTTAATTTATAATATAAAGTATCTCCCAAAATAGGATGCACATACAAATCTTGCACCGCACAAATGGAAGGTGTAAGCATTTCTAAAGGTACATTTGCATGTACTAGGTTTCTATCTTTGAATACCTGCTCGTTAATTAGTTTTACTTGGCTGTTTATCATTGCTATTTGTTTTTACTTACTAAATTACCTACCCATCTATGTCTGCAACTTGGCGAAGGTGTGCCACTTCCATCATTCCACCATCCACCTGCGCGGTCAAATACACTATAACCCAATCTTGCGCTTATACTTTCGATATCTTTACGGCTGTAATACCTATCTAACGCTATTAATTTTTGGCAAAATGGTCGGCTTGGATGCTCCGCAGTGTCCCTTTCGTTCATTGGTATTTCATCTTTCCACTCGTATGAATACATTACACGATAATCGGTCGCTGTTGGTTGCTCAATTACTTCAATTCCATTCGTTCCAATGCTTATTTTACCTTGTTTTTCTAGTTGATTTAATGCACTTTTTACATCATTTTCGCTTAAATCCATCTCATTAGCTATGTCTTCTATCGTAGCATCAGGATTTACTGCTATAATGCCGTATATGTCGCTTATATCGGCTTTAGTAACACTTAGTGCTATATGCCTTACAAAGTGGTTAAAATCGGCTTTATTTGCCCCAAATTCGCTAAAAATAGCTAATAAATCATCATGCTTTGATTGTGCTATTGGTGCTGTAATTGGCTTAGGTGTATCTTGTGGCATTGGTTCATAACCTAATAACTCTCTTTGCTCATCAATTGTAAGTACAGTTGAAATAGTTGCGCTATCTAATACAATACCAATTGGATCTGTTGGCATCATGCCCATTACCGAAGTATCTAAAGTTTCATTCAAATCTTTAACCAATTTCATCAACTCAAAGTGTACTGCATCTCTTCGGTAGTACACATAGGTGTTATTGAATATTTGATAGCTTTCTTTAAGATTATTCGTACCACCTAATTTACCAGGCACACTAATTCCAAATAATTCTGGACTCGTTACTTCATGGCATGAAAATATATTATTTCTTATCAATTCATCAATAGCACTATAATTTTCCTTAACCAAATCTGATACACCTAAATCATCTATAACTGTCTTTCTGTTTATATCCGAAACGAAATCTAAAATAATACTTTCGCCACCTTCGCCTGTGTAAGTATCGCTAAATTTCTTTTTAATTCGTGACTTAATTTCTTCTGTTGGTTCGCCATTTACTAATGTTACATGCTTGGTAGCTTTGAAACCTTGCTTACTATTTGTATATGTGTGCTTACTTACTTCAACATCCGCAGCTATGTAATTTAACCCCTGAAAGTAGTTAGGTGTTGGATAAACATTTGCAGGATTTTCATTCTCTGCATAGAAAAATAACTCGCGCTTACCATCGGGATTTGGTTCGCCATAAATTGCAAATTCAACTAAGTTATTTGCCCCAATTGATGTAAGCTGTGGGTTGATAATATACCAATACTTAGTACCATCGTAATTACGCGCAATGTTTCTATTTGGGATTGGATGTAAGCTAGCTACTTTGCCCTTTTTATTTCTAATTACTTCAATATAAAACGCATTAAATATCTCATAATTTAATATGCACTTTTTAGCCAAATCATTTAGCGTATCGGTTGCGCTTACTTTAGGATTGTAAGCATAACCTTTACCATAAATATACTTAGCCTTACCTTTTACCAAACTGCCATGCTTTGGCGAATTTTGGAATAGGTACATTAGATACTCGTTGTAATTAATATTACCACCGCCTACATTTAATATAGGTTTTTCATCTTGCCCTAATTTAAAAGGCGGATTGTATGGCTTAAGTGCCTCTGCTAGTTTTAGATTGAATCCTTCCATATTGTTATAAAAAAAGGTACACCTTATCAGCATACCTTTTTTAATTGTTTTATTTTAAAATTAAGCAGTTAATGCTGCAATGATTGAACTATCTACTTCTTTAAATGGTGCTATCTCCTTACCTTTAAAGCTAAGCATTGAACCATTAAAATCTGCAAACTTAGTACCACTTTCGCGGCTTCCTGATTTTGTCAAACCATACTTTTCACCTAGTAACCAATACTTACCATTATTATCTTCTGCAATAATACAAAGTGTATTTTGTGCTAATAATAATAGTGTGTTTCTAGTTGTTGTAGTTAGTGCATTCTTTTTTGCAGTTACTTCTATCACGTATTCTGCAGTGTCGTTTTCTTCATCCACATTTTCAGTTTCTTTGAAGTTAATCACTTCTTTTTTGAAAATGAAATTATAGAATTTCTTTGTAGCTACCATTGTGATAGCCGTAATTACACCTGCTGTTTCTGTTATACTCGAAACGTTTGCAAGTTCTGTTATTCTAAGGGATTTAGCACCGCCATGTAAATCCTTACATGCGTCTAAAGTAAATCCTGCTGTTAAATTACAAGGCATATTTTTATTTTATTTTTTTAAATGTTATTAAAATAAGGAGTGGATAATTTACCCACTCCTTACTAAATTAATTAAGCTAATTTGAAGTAAGCAACCTCTGATGTTCTTGCAAAAGTTACACCTAACTTATACTTGCAATACAATCTAGTTTTCATTGAATACTCATCATACTTCAACTCTACTACTTCATGCTCACCTTCTCCATCAATTGCCATTACCATGTTAGGCCATGCGAATGATAAAATCATGTTAGATCCGTTCATACCATTTACAGGCACTACTCTAGTTGAAGTACCAGGTACTATAAACTCACTTACACCATCTTGTGTAACTGTGTAATTAAATAAGTTTGCAGTAGTTAATGCTTGTGCAAATTTACGTGCTGTATCTGCACCACATAATACTACTCTATCTTGTGATGTTGCTATTTCGATTGGTGTTGCATTCTCAATACCATTGAAGATTCCAATTACATTTCCTGTAGTGATACCAGTTGCAGTTAAGATAGGTCCACCTGTTGTGTATAAAGCTACATTAGAGTTTACACCGCCTGTTTGTACTTGCTTTAACAAGCCATCTAAGAATACTAAGTTACCAGCACCTGCAGTATCACCTTTGAATACTAAGTTTTCGTTAGCCTCTGCAATACGCTTTACTTTCATATCAACTATTGATTGAGCAAATGCAACTTCATCGAAGTTTTTGCTGCCCTTCATCATAGCTAATTGAGTATATTTTGTTCTTACATCATCGTAGCAAATTTCTTCCATTACGCTAATAGGTGCTACTGTTACAATCTTATCTGTAATCGTTGCAGAACCACTTGCTGCCCATGTGCAGTTATTGCCACTTTGTAAAGTTACAGGCCCATCCAACAACAATACATTTGCTGATGTCTTTACACCAGCTTGTACGGTTGCTTTTGATGCTGCCTCTGTTAAAAATTTAGTGCCGAATGTTGCGGCTAATATTACCTCATTGACGTTTTGAGGTACATAATTTGTTAAAGCTGTTGTTACTGTTGCCATTTGTTTTTATTTATTTTTTT